TCGGACATGTCTTTCTCACTTTCTAGGTTGTAGGCCTTGCGGAATGCTCGGCCTGGTTGAAATTCTACACCACAATTATCAACTGGTGTCAACTATCCCCGCCAACAATTCTATGGAACAGCCAAAGCCAGAACAGGCGCAGGACAAGCCCCCGCTGCGTGTTTGGGACCATTTCGGGTTCTTTAGGCCGGCTGTTGGCAATCATCTGCTTTCTAACTTTCTTGCGCGTGGTCCGGTTCACCCTCGGCTACAAATTACGGGCGACCATCATGACCGACCCACCCCATCCCAACGTAATCGTTGGGGTCTTCGGGTTGCGAGCGAGTATCCCTCCACGGGGTGATCGTCCACTCCCCAACTGTGAGGGACTTCTCCTCGATGCGACCGAACGCCCAGTCATTCGCCCACTTCTCAAACGCTTGCACGATCTCGACCGGGATGTCAGGGTGCGGCACGCCAACTGTGTCGTCAGCGCCGTCGTATTGCCAACCCCACCAATGGTAGTTTTCGCCCGGGGGTGACAGATTCTCTCCCCACCCAATGCTGACGAGGTAAGTCTCCTCCCAGCGCCCCTCTCGCCCGACTCTGAATCCTTCGTACTCCTGATTCTCCCCCCTGTCCGACTCCGCCCTGTCCCATGCGTTGCTGATGCAGGCACGGATGGCATCAATCGTCCACTCGTTAGTGCTGGCGTAGCCTCCGCCGAGGGTGTCAAAGTCATCAGACACAGACACCTCGACCTTGATCTTGATGCCGTCCTCTGACCAGATGCGTGCGGATGCGATCTCCTTCTTGCTGGAGTACCAACCCGTATCGAACGGGGCATGGTCGGTAAGCGCAGCGGCAAGCTCTGTCTCGCCGTCGTCATACCAATCAGACAGGCCCCAATGTGCGCCGTCGCCTTGCGTGAATGTTTTGAGCTTCCTCATTTGCTTTCTACCTTTCTATGGTTACCTGGTCATCCAGGCAGGGGCATCATAGCATAGTGTTTTTACGATCGTCAAGCCAGCATGGCAGCGCGCAGTTCAGCCCAGGAAATCCCTGTCCAGGGCCAGCGCGCCATAGGCGGTGTGTCGATCCCCATGCGCACCAGGTCCAGGGCCTGCTCTCCCGCGTATAGCAGCAGGTCCGACTTGTGAGCATGGGCAGTACCAGGCGGGAAATACTGGACCAGGATGTAGGTCGGGCAGCGCAGGTCCGCGTGTTTGACATGGAAGGCCACCTGGTGCGGAGACAGGGCAATCTTGCGCCCACGCTTGACCACCTTGAGCTCGACCATCACGAACTCCCCGTGCGGGAAGGCGACCAGACAGTCCGGGATGCCCAGGTTGACCCGGGATTCAATCCGGGTGAAATGGCAATTTGGGACGTTGTCTTTCAGGCGCTTGTACAGGTTCGCTTCGGGCTTCATTGCCATCGTCTTTTTCCTCTTCAGGCTCTTCCTCGATCTGCCTGGACGTTACGTCCACGATGGGCCCGGCCTGGCCACCGTACAGGCGCTTGATCTCCTCAAGCTTTCGCATGACCTCTTCCTTGGACATGCTGTCAATGGTCCCGTGCCTGATTTCCTTGCGGTCGATGTAGATCGTGCCCAGGGCCTGGCCGCGGCGATACTCTGCCTGCACGGCCGCGCCATACGCACCTGCAGCCAGCGCCTGGTCGCGGATGACCTGGAGGTCGCGCATGTGCCGCTCAAAGGTGGTGGCGTACTTTTCGCCCAGCTCCCGGCGGCGCTCCTGGATAGCGGCCACGATGTGGGGGCTCTTGTCAGGGTCGGTCAGCTCCCGGGCCCGGTTCTTTGCCCAGATTTCGCTGTACCCGGCGCGGATCGCGGCTTCCTTGAGGGTCACGTGCCCATCACCGGCCACGAATTCCTCGACGAACTTCCACTCCTGCGGTGTCAGCACCCGGGGCTTGTGGGGCTTGACCGGCGCGGTGATCCGGTCCTCGACCCGTTGGTCCACCCCACCAAGGCTTTTGCCAGCCAAGAACTTTTCATCCTTGTACGTCCGCATCAAGTGACCCTCCACAGCCGCCAGCCCTCACCATACTTGCGAATGGTGAACCGCACCCCAGGATGCCGCTTGGCGTACATGTAGGCCGCGCTGCGCAAGTTCTTGATCCAATCCGCGTCCAGCACCAGGAAGCTGTCGCCCACCGCCATGTCAGGGAAGGGGTAGACCTGCCGTTGGCGGTCGTCAGGCAGGGGGACGTGTCTCTCGATTCTCATAGGCCGATTGTGCAACACTTCTACAGGGTAACGCAACCTCCTCCCAAGGCCGGGGAAGGCGAATTCGGGGGTTTATATAGGAAAAAAATGACCAATGTATGTTTTTTTTTTTTCAAAAAAAGGTCGCGCGCGCATTTTATGTGAAATTACACTGTAGAACACCTTGTAATGTACTGTACACATCTAACCTATTGATTTCATTGATCTATTACACCATTACGTCTATCACGTCATTTTTAAAAAAAAAAATAAAAACACATGTTGAGTCTCATTTGGTCTATAGAAACCCCGAATTTGCCCGTGACCCGTGGTCCGTGTAGGTAGAAACCCTGACAAAACACCCTTCTTCGCCCCTAAACCACCGCATTGCCTATAAAATGCGCAAAGCCCAGGTGCTCGACACACCTGGGCTTCACTTCCCATCATCGTTGGAGAGGAACGACATGAGCGACGACTATCTTACCCTGATCTCCCAGTTTCTCCGGTACGAACCCGACACTGGCCGCATCTATTGGCGCAAGGCCCTTGGTCCGCGGGTCAAGGCCGGTGCTCTTGCTGGCACGTACAAGCCTCATTCCCCTGTCCGCATTGGCATTGGCGGCCGTTATTTCGACGGTCAGGACATTGCCTTGTACTTGACTGACGGGGAGTGGCCCATGTCCCCTGTGCGCCACCTCAACGGCAACCGCTGGGACAACCGGATTGAGAACTTGGCTTTGTCCTCACTGCAGCTCCCCCGGCTCGCACCATTCCCCTGTCATCAGGCGGGCGGCCACTGACATGGGGAGGGTGTCCGCCACTTCGATGGCGGTGATGGCCTTGTCGCCGAAGCAGGGCCCGACGAAGGCGTACTTGGTGTTGCCGGCGGTGATGATGAGCAGTTGGACCGTGGGCCGTGGCACGAGGCCCGCGATGAGCCCTTCGAACGCCGGGGTCACTTGGGTACCTCTTCCCATCCTGGCCCGGTGTGGCCGTCTTTGATGCCCAGGTCGAGGGCGAGGCGCTCGATTTGCTCTTCCAGCCGGCGCTTTTGGACTCTGAGTTGGTGGACTTGGTTGGCCAGGTGTTCCATGCCGTCCTGTTGGACCTCGATGCGGCGGCGCAGGCCGGCGATGTATTCCTTGGTCTCCAGGCAGTCGATGGGCCGGGGTGGGTTTTCTGTTGAAAATTCAGCGGGTCTCATGTTCAGCTCCTTTTGCTACGAAGTTCTCTGTCCCTGGCCAGGGCCAGCATGAGGCGGTTGGGGTATTTGTTGGTGGACATGGCGCGGCTGATGTAGACCTCCACGGTCCGCGGCGAGATATCCAGTTTACGGGCCACCAGGTCGGTCTGTCCAAGCTCGCAGATGGCGTTGAGGATTTGCTCCTCGCGCGGGGACAGGATCAATTTTTTCGGCATCTCAGTTTTCCTTGTGTGCTTTGTCTGCTTTGTTTGGGCAGTCCCGACCTTGTTCGCAGTCGTTGTTGCAGGGCGGGCATGGCGGGTAGTCGGGCAGGAAGTCGTCGCGCGGTCCGTGGTCCTGTTCCCAGTCGGCGTTGAACGCCCACAGGATGACCAGGATCACCGGCACGAGGGCCAGGGCCCCCATTACTTCGGGGCTTGTCATGTCTGCCCCCTTGCTCGGAGGGCAGCGGCTATGTAGGTTGCGATGCCGTTCGTGTCGTCCATCTCACGGGCCACAAGGTCAGCCACCTTTGCACACACCTCTCTTTCGGCTGCTGCGATGCTGCGCTCATACTCAGTCCAATGCTCTTGCGTCCATGTGCGGTTGCGCTCATCAGCACGGACAAGGGCGGCGAAGCGTTCAAGGTCTTCATCAATGCCTGTCACGCGCAGCAAGAAGCCGTGCTCCAGATTGAACCCAGCCTCACGCGCCATTTTGATGATGTCGTCTCTGTTCATGTCATCCCACTCCTTTTGCCATGCATCAGCCAAACATTTTTTCCAAGTTGTGTCCAAGTACGTCAGCCAGTCTTCTCGTGTGAGTGGCTTGTTAAGCGGCATTGTCCTCCCCCATTGCCTTCTTCAGGGCGGCTTCTTCTGCCTTGCGTCTTGCCAGCCACTTCCCATGAGAGACTTTCAAGTAGCGGCGTCTGCTCGTGTCGAACCTGCTGCTTTTGGGCTCGATGTCGGGGGGCGGCTCCAGCAGGGCGGTGCGAATTTGCTCTGCGTCCGCGCCAATCAGCCGGGCGTAGTCCTCAAACGCAGAGGTCTTGCTGAACAGCCAGTCAATGGCGGCGAAGTTCTCGGCGCCGGTTGCCTGCCTGCTGGAAGCGTCCTCAATGGCCTGGGCAGTTACCGCGGCCAACAGGCGCGCGCAGGCCACTGTCTGCGGGTGCGCGGAGGGATTGGATGAAATAAAGTCGATCATGTGTTTCTCTCCTTGAGTTTGGCTTCCAATGCTTTGCCAAACTGCACTTGCCCCCAAGGCATTGGTGCGCCTCGGTGTTTCTTTACCGTTTCAAAGTAAACCTGTTCAATTTGCGTATCCGTCAGCCCAACCCATTGGCGCTGTGCTGCGGGTGGGGTGGCAAACACATAATCAACCATGCGTTTTGTCGCATCGGCAGCTTCGTCGGGCTTGTTTGCAACCAGCGCGTTTATGTACCTACGAATCAACCCGTCAGCCACCGGTTCCTGCTTCTCAGCCTCCGCGATTGCGGCATTGAGGGCGGTGATGTTTTCGTCAAGTCCGTAAAGATTACCTTTGTCGTAGCTTCTCACGTTTTCCAGCGCCTCCAGCGCCTGTTTCATCGCATCTACATTCATTCCAATGACCTCCATCTGCTTTTGGGCTCGCTGGCCCGTTGGACGTAAAAGTGAACCAGGAAGTTGAAGACCTGCGTGTAGGTCATTCGCACCCCGGTGTCGCGCTCCAGCCTGTCTCTGATCTTGTCGATGTCCGTGGACACCGGAATGGTGATGCGCTTGGTCATGCGTTGTTCTCCCTGAGCATCTTCTCAGCGTCATAGAGCAGATCGCGGTACTGGTAGTCGTACTGGTTGATCTGCTCGTCTGTGAGCCCGACCCACTGGCCCTGTGCGGATGGGGATGCCTTAAGTTCGTCGATCCGCTTTTGCATATTCGCCGCCATTCTTAAACCCGATAGCTCGCAGATGAGGTCGTCACAGAACTTTGTCAGTCGCTCGATCTCCGCATGCTGACGGCGCAGTTCGGCTGCTACGTCATAGTCATTTGGATATTCAGCATTTTCCATAGCATCAGCCAGTTGCAGAGCCTTGGGTTGTTGAGTCATGTCTTCTCTCCTGCGATGCCGTGCGCGGCTTCGATGGCGCGGGCAAACTCGGTTTGCTTTTCGCCACTGCAATAGTTGACCAAAGTGATTTTGCACTGCTCGATGATCTGGCCGATCCGATCATCCGTCAGCGGCTGGCGCTGTGCTGCGGGTGGGGTGGTGTAGAGAGGCTTAATTTCAGCGTGATCGCCTTTGTATCCCGCCATCTTCAGAGCCTCGTCGTACTCTTGAGGCAGGTACAGGTCATGCGCGTTCCACCCCTCAAACACAGCCCACGCCACCGGCTCCTGCTTCTCAGCGGCCTCGATGGCGGTGCGCAGGGCGGTGATGGCTGTCTTCACCTTGCCTTCGTCATAAACCTGCACCATGCCAAAGTCATCTTCACTACACCACTCGTCTTCGGCGCAAGTCTCCAATGCCTCCAGCGCCTGCTTCATTGCTTCAATAGTCATGCCAAGTCCTTCCACTTCCAGCCAAAGGCCTGCTCAGTGTTCTTGATCTGCTCGTCCGTGGGCCTGTGATAGATGTAGAACGTGGTGCTCGGTCCGTGGCCCTCGTCTGGTGATGGGTCAATCACCCAGGCCCCTACTGACTTCGGCGGCTTCTGAAGCTTGTAGACGGTTGTCGGGTCGATGCGCT